AATATTGGTAGTGCATCCGATACTAATGCGATTAGTATTGCTTCAGATGGTGGTCTTACTTTTAGTGGTGGAATTGACAATGCAGGGACAATTAGTGCAGGGACTATTGGGGGAGGTGTTTCAATGGCATCATCTGGTGTAACTGTCAGAAATATTGAGCAAGTTTCTTTAGGAAGTGACCAAACATTAGGCACTAGCACTACTAAAACAACATTTTTTAGTCCTACATATGATCCTAAATTTAGTGGTAGCAAGGTACAGGGTTGGTTTACTATTACTATCTCATGTGAAGCTGCACGCAACAGTAGCGAAGATGGTAGGAAGGATTTTGATCTAGAATTTACAGGGTCTGACATTACAGATATAACATGGGGAAATTCTGAAATAAACACAATTGGTAGCAATGGAACTACAACTTCACTTTCAATGACAATAATAGGACCATTGATTACAACTACTGGCACAAGCACGATTACTTGTAATTGTAGACTAGCAAATCAGCAAAATGACGCATCAGTATATTGGTACGTTTATGGTGATGGAACAGCAAGAGAAACAACTATGACATGGGTTGAATATAAATGATAAATAATATAGATGCAGTTAGAGAACTTGCAAAAATTAATCATCCTAATATTGGGTTGTATATTTCTGGTAAATGCGAATCAGATTTATCAGGTGTAACGCTAATGGATGGTTCAACTTTGTCATTTACTTTTGATGATGTATTGGTGAAGAAAACTGAACTCCAAAACGCAGAACCAATGAGGTTATTACGATTAGAAAGAGACAGAAAACTATCAGAAATAGATTGGTGGTGTTGTTCAGATAGAACACCTACTCAGGCTCAACTGGATTACCGAACCGCACTAAGGGACTTACCTTCAACTGCATCACCAAGCCTAGATGAAAACGGAGAACTGACAGGGGTTACTTGGCCCAATAAACCAGAATAAAAAATGAACACAAAACAAGCATCCCAGACGGAGGCAAATGAGTAGGGCAAGGGATATTGCTGATGTAATTGGTGTTAAATTAATATCACCTATTGTCCAGACTGACAGCATAAAAGACGATTCAGGAACCAGAATTCTTGCTAGTGATTCGGGTAGTGCTTGGAACTGGGGATCTGGTCTGCCTTCAGGATCAATTGTTCAGGTGCAGAGTAAACAGTATGGAACTGGTTCTTCTGAAACAGGAAATATGACATCTTTGTCAACTAATACTAATTATGTTGTTCAAGCATCTGGAAATACTTCAGGTGGTAGTGCTACTGGCATTTTAGACGTAAATATCACACCTAAAATTTATGGATCTAAAATTTGGTTGCAATGCCATTGGTTTGGGGAACTTTCAGCAGATAGAACCTATAACTCCGTATTTTTCTTTTGGAGAAATTCAATAAAATTAGCATCTGGTGTTACACATGGGTCTATTGCAATTGGAAACACTGGTATTTCAATGGCTACACGTACATTTTATGAGGCGAATGATGCCACAACCCCAGAAATTTTGAATATGCAATATTTTGACACCCACGGGCAAACACAATCAGAAATAAATACAGGTACACAAATTACATATAAATTGGGGTTTGCAACTATATCTTCTACTCAATTAACAACAAATAGGTGTATAGATTTTTCTGATGAAGTGGGCGTATCATCAATATGTGCAATCGAACTAGCACCATAAGAAAGTATGGATCACCATTTTCCAAATCCCGGGGATCAATACTATAACTATCAACCTCAAACCATCGAAGTAATGCCAGAACTAAACAGCATATCAACACTGATCATGGATCTAGGAATCCCGGCATGTGTGATCCTGGCCAGTTTTTGGTTTATACGTTTTCAGTCGATTGAAGCCCGTAAAGAGAGGGAACAATTTTGGGCAAAAGATGAAGAACATGATGAGCGATTACTGCAAATGGTTGAAAAAAGTAGTGATGCAATTCTTCAAATAAAACTAAGCATAGAGCAAAACACAGCAGCAATGCGGGAGATGGCAGCAGCATGGAAACGATAACGGAGAAGACAACCGTCAAAGGTGATAAAAACAGCACTACAGTAAATGATAAAGTCCAGTATTTAAGATTCTGGGCAAGATTAATAATTTCAGTTTTAGTGTTTGGTGTTTATTTCTTTATTTGTTGGAGTTTATTTCAGTCCTCACAAGAAGAATTATCAGACTCAGTCCGATCAATTATGCAGATACTTGTGGGTGCCTTAACGGTGGTCCTGGCATCGGTGTCAGGGTACTATTTTTCAGACCCAAAGTCTGACATTGTTGAATCAAAAGAAGAAACAAAAGAGGAACCAAAATGATGAACGTAATAATGCCATTCGCATTAGATCTTTTGAAGGATCTATTAAAGTCCAAACTTAATACTTTGGATGCAAAAGAAGTCGAAGAAAAATTTAATAATGCATCCCAGGAAGTTAAAGAAAACATGGATGCATTTGTAAAAAATGATGTACGACATGCACATGAAAACTTCATGAATTTTTTAAAAAATGACTAAAGAAGAAATTAGAACCAGATGGTTCAATCTTTTTTATAGGGAGGAATGTTGGCAAAGCTAACACCAAATTTTAGTGTCGCAGAAATGCAATGCAAATGCGGATGTGAAACATGTGAAATGGACCCGGAGTTCATGGATATCCTACAGAACATCCGGGAAGACATTGGGAAGCCCATGAAAGTAACATCGGGTTTCCGGTGCATGGCACACAATCAAGCAGTGTCTCATTCCGGGAAAGCTGGACCCCACACCACCGGCAAAGCAGCCGACATCCAGATTTCCGGGCATGATGCATTCGATCTGATTGAGATTGCCCAAGCACATGGAATCACTGGGATTGGCCTGGATCAGAAGGGTGATCATAATCGTCGGTACATCCACCTGGATGCCCTAGAGAATGGCAACGGAAGACCCAGACCATGGGTCTGGACCTACTAGAACACCATGGGGAAGATCGTCCCATTTAATCCACCACCAGGGGTCTTCAGAAACGGCACCCAGTATCAGGTCAAAGGCCGATGGTTTGATTCTAATTTGGTCCGATGGAAGGACGGTAGACTCAAACCCATCGGTGGGTGGTCTAGAGCAATCACATCAGGTCTGACCGGCATAGGCCGGGCCATGTTTTCCTGGAGAGATAATTCAGGGGACAAGTGGCTTGCCATTGGGACATCATCAAACCTCTATGTTTTCACATCACTTTCCGGTAGTGCTGCAGATGTAACACCATCCGGGTTTGTCGTAGGAAACGACACAGCAGAACCCGGCACTGGTTTTGGTGCTGGTGTGTTCAACGGTAGTTCTGTTTTTAAAACACTGACTGCAACTGATATTTCTGCAACTCAGTCCACCGATAAATTTACGACAGCAGGATCCGTTGACTTCACTGAATATTTTGCAGTCGGTGATGAGATCCAGGCATCCGGGTTTTCCAATGCAGCCAACAATAAAACATACAATGATTCACACCGGGTCACTGCAGTCACAGCAACAGAACTAACCCTTGGTGCAGAGAACGGATCTTCAGCCTATGGTGGATCCACACTAGCTGATGAATCTGCTGGTGCATCGATCACACTGAGCCGGGCCAGACGTTTCGGAAACGAAAGTGTGACATCAACATCACTGGTGATTGAAGCATCATCCTGGGTGTTTGATGTGTTTGGCGAGCAACTGATTGCCATGTCCACATCAGACGGGAAACTTTATTACTGGGATCCTTCCGTTTCAGATCCAACCGGAACCAATGCTGCAGTGGTCAGCAATGCACCGACATCAAACAGTTCAGTTCTGGTGTCCAAGGAACGGCATGTATTCGCTTTAGGTGCCGGTGGTGATCCAAGGAAGGTTCAGTTTTCCGACCAGGAAGATAAAACCACATGGACTGCATCAGCAACCAATCAAGCAGGATCCTTCAACCTAGAAACTCAGGGTCAGATCTTAGCCGGGAAAACAGTGGGATCCAGGATCCTAGTGTGGACCTCAACGGATTGCCATGCCATTGATCATGTTGGTCCACCATTCGTTTATGGTCGGCAAAAGATTGGTGATGCATGTGGTGCCATATCAAACCGTTCTATGGCCGTAGTTGGTGACCAGGCATTCTGGATGTCCCACGGTGGTTTTTTCACATACCAGGGTTCAGTGCAACCATTGCCATGTACTGTCTCAGACTATGTTTTCAGTGACATCAATTCAGTGCAGAATTCAAAAATTTATGCATCAGTCAACAGTGCCTTTTTTGAGATCACATGGTGGTATTCAAGCGGATCTGCAACAGAGATTGATCGGTATGTCACATTCAACTATCAGGAAGGTTGGTGGAGCATCGGGAAACTGACCCGGACTGCATGGGAAGATGCCGGGGTGTTTGACGACCCGATTGCCATTGCAGACGATAATATCATTTATAGCCATGAACAGGCTGCAAGCACTGCATCCAGAACCACCAACAGTATTGCAACCACTGATGCAGAACTTTCCGATTTTGACCGGGATTTAGTTTCCGGTGGTGCAACCTCAGACGTTGGTCTTTGCTTTGCGGAAACTGGTGCCATGGAAGTCGGTGATGGTGAGAACCTGACCAACATCACACAACTGATCACTGATCAGACTTCTGGAGATGCTGGTCTGAGATTTAAATTCAAAACTAGGTTCAACCCAAACAGCACTGAAACTGAGTCCAGTGCCCTAGAAGTGGCATCTGATGGTTATACTGATTGCAGAGTTTTAGGAAGACAGTTTGCCTACCGGGTCGAATCTGGATTTGACCAGGACTGGGAGATCGGCACCATCCGGGCTGATGTTAGTGCAGGGGGCCGAAGATGAATCTTCCACCAGTGGTTCAGAACTATCAGCCTGGGATTCAGAATAATCTTCAGAATGCCATCAGGCAAGCCGACAACCAAAACCTGAAACTGGACAAAGATAATTTTTTGGAATCTGGAAGCATCTGTTTAAAGGCACCAAACGGCAACTGGTATGTTTTAGGTGTCGATAATTCTGGAACATTAACAACAACACAACTATCCGGGGATCGATTGGATGCCAACAACCGGCCTTTGATAGCATCAACAAACCCATATTCTTAAAATGTTTAACAATTCAATGCCAATGGCAAATGCAGCCGAAGCAATTAGATCCCAAGGAAGATACGGAGATACGGAACTAATGCATGTAAACCCAATGGAAAGGGCACAACTAGAAGAAGCCAGAGGGGGGTTCCAATCTATTAATCCAAACACTGGACTCCCAGAAGCATGGGTTGCTCCAGTGGCTGCTGCTGCTGCTCCGATAGTATTGAATGCTGTCTCAAATTCTCCACTGGGTGAAACTTTAGGTATTGCACCCAAACGACAAAACATGACATCAACCCAGTCAACGCAACTGGATCCAACTTCTCAAGCCATCAAACAGTATGGCTTTGAGCAGATGCAGAATTACATTGATGACGGTTTTCAAAGATACAATGACCCCCGGTTTGCGGATTTCAACACCGACCAAATGGGTGCCATGTCAGGGATC